CAACTCAAGTTCATAAGTTGGGGTGGCAATTTTTGGTAAAGGCATAACAAATATAATATTATGTGTGTTTTATTTAGGCAGTTCCAGAAAGACTTCCAGCAAGATCATTCAGACCTAGTTGATTACCAGATTTCATAGCAGGAAATTTAGGTATGCCACCTATAGAGAATCCATTAGCAACATTATTATAATTTGCTTGTGCAGTTGGATTTATAAATGATGCTAAAGAAGTACTTTTGTCAATATAATATCTACTATATGCAAATGATACATTACATTTTAATAAATCAGAAGAATCATATGTCACTGGCATAGAGGAAATTGATAGTGGAAATGCATTAACAAACTTATATGTAAGTGGTTTTACTGCCTTCTTTGATTTTATATTCTTTTCAAATTTAGTAACTTCCAAAGGGCCTTTATACTTACTTGGGAACTTCATCCTATAAAAATAATTTTCTTTTTCAATATCTTCACCTGTATTTGTAATATAATTCATCCATGCTTCAAAAAATCTGATAGGTAGATACTGTTCTGCATCACAGTAAAAATTTAAATCAATACGATCATCAAACTGTCTTCTATATACATGTCGTTCAGTAACACCTGGAAAATCATTCAGTATTTCAGTAGTTGCTAATTGAGAACCTGGAAGTGATGCCTCGCAACAAGAGAGATTTAACTTCTCTTTATTAATACCATATTCACCACCCACATCTGCCAAAAATTTAGAGAAACCATCGTCATTAAAAGGAGGTGCAATAGTAACTTGGTAATGTGAAGTGAGTGCAGGATTTAATATGAGCGATTTAATACTACTTACATTTTTAATAGTAGGAGCAACGGATGCCATTTGATAAATACTTTTTGACCTTATATATTATGTATGCAAGTTAATGGCAGAAAGTATTAAGAGTCGGTACAAACCAGTAAATCCGAAGAAATATCAAGGCAATCCCAACAATATTATATGTAGAAGTAGTTGGGAAAGAAAATTCTGTCAGTGGGCTGATAAAAAAGAGAGTGTAATCTCTTGGGCATCAGAGGAAATTAATATACCATATGTTTCACCAAAAGATAATCGTGTTCATAGATACTACCCAGACTTTCTAATCAAAGTAAAAGAAAGTAGTAGTAAAATTAAAACATATGTAGTTGAAGTAAAACCAAAGAAACAAACTCTTCCACCAAAGAAAAAAAAGAGAATAACTAAATCATATATCTACGAGTGTCAAACCTATGCTGTCAATCAAGCAAAGTGGAAAGCAGCATCTGAATTCTGTAAAGATAACCGTATTGAATTTAAAATTATCACAGAAGACGAACTAGGTATCAAGTAATGACAGATAGTTTTGGTTTCAGTGACAGAGATCCTGCACAATATGCAAACCGAATAGAACCAATAAGAGAAGAATTAAATTCAACAAATGATCCAGAAGATCTAATGTTGATAATCATGGATGCTATCAATGATACTGTGACACCTATTCCAGAGGTAGGAAAGTTTTATACCTTTGTATATAATGCCAAGACTCCTAAAAAACGATACGATCAACACCCTCTAATTGCCTGTACTGCATTAGAGAAGTGGGGATTCAAAGGTATGAACTATCATTGGAATGCTAGTAGAAATTACACTTGGAATGAACTTGCAGGTCAACTTTATATCGTTGAATGGAATGAACTAGATGACCTTCTTGCAGTCCCTTATGCAAAATACATACTAAATAGATAAAAGTATAATATAAATGGCATCAGCAACCGCCACAAGTAAAATAGCCCCTGTAGTAATAGGAAGTGGAAGAGGTAAATCCACAACATATATTGCTACGAAAGTTTCAGGGCCTGATACCAATGGTGGTTTTACTTCAGAGATAGTGCAATATGATAATGCTTCTGGTGGTGGTGCAAAGACTATTGGAAATAGAAATGCTAATGGTGATATAACTTGGAATAGTGATGCATCAGGAAAAATAAAATTAAATCAAAATAAATTTAAAAAAGCATCTAATAATCAAATAAGTTCTGTACAAGATCAACTTACTACAACTGCTGTAGATAAACAAGGATTGAATGCAGCTGCTGGTAAATCAAACCAAGATAATACAAACGGAAATACTGATAGTAGTCAATCAAAACCTACTCCTGCACCAAGAGATGAGACTGGTGGTGGATTGAGTGGTGGTGATACAGGAAATACGATTCCAAGAAATAGTTACAGTAAAACTCTTTGTTATCCAGTTGCTATGAGAAAAAGTTTACAAGATAATCTAAAAATAGATGTTGTAGAATTTAATCCCAAAACTATGAAGGGTGGTGAAACACTGGATAGACCTAAAGGAAAAACCATAGGTTCTGTCATATTACCAGTTCCAACTTCTGTTCAAGATGGTAACCAAACTAGTTGGGGAAGTGGAACTATGACTGCAGTACAAATGGCAGCTGCAAATGTAGTTAAATCTGCCTTGGGTGATGAAGGTGGTGCAGGTGCTGTTGGTCAAGCACAGGCAGCAATAGAGCAAGCATCAGTTGATGCTGAATCAGCAAAACAAGCATTAGGAAGTTACTTTACTGAACAGTTAACTGGTACTACTGATTTACTTGCTAGAACATCAGGACAAGTATTAAATCCTAACATGGAATTACTTTTTAAAGGCCCTGCTTTAAGGTCATTTACTTTCTCATGGAAGATGAGTCCAAGAGATCAAAAAGAAAGTATTGAGATTGCAAAAATTATTAGAATGTTTAAACAATCTATGGCACCACAAAAAACTGACGCTGGTTTATTTTTAAAAGCACCTAGCATATATAAACTAACATTTAATAAAGGAACTGGAAGGCATAAATTTCTACCAAGAATGAAAGAGTGTGCTTTAAATAACTGTGCTGTTAACTATACTCCTGATGGTAGTTACATGACATATGATAATTCTGCAATGGTTGCTTTAGAAATGTCACTATCATTCCAAGAAATGGAACCAATTTATAATAATGATATGAGTCATAGTGATGATAGTATAGGTTATTAAAATGGCAAGAAATTATTTTTCACAACTACCAGATTTTGAGTACGTTAATCGTACTGAAGATGGAAAACGTATATCAGATTATACTCAAGTCAAGAATCTTTTTAAGAGAGGAAAACTTAGAGAAGATATTTTCCAAGAAACAACATTCTTTACACAGTATCAGATACAAGGTGATGATCGTCCAGATAATGTTGCACAAAAAGTTTATGGTGATGCTTCTTTAGATTGGGTAGTACTTTTATCTAATAATATTATCAACCTCTATGAAGAATGGCCTCTACCTCAAGCATCATTTGATGCGTATATATTAGAAAAATATAATAATGACTATGATACTTTATATAATGGAGTACATCACTACGAATCTAATGAAGTTGTAAACAGTCAAGGTGTTGTAATATTTCCTAAAGGTGTACGAGTTGGGGCAGCACAAAGTGTGAGTTACTTTGATGAAGTAAATAATGAACAAGTAACTGTCAATCCTGTATCAAAAGGGATTACTAATTATGATTATGAAAGAGACTTTAATGACAGTAAAAGAAATATATTTTTACTTAAAGGAATTTATCTGAATATAGTTTACGATGATATAGAAAAAATGATGAGATATAAAAAAGGATCTACTCAATATGTGAGTAAATCCTTAAAACGTGCTGAAAATATAAGACTATTTGATTAACTTTCTGCTAATGCTTGAAAGTATTTGTAAGCATCGTCTTCATCTGCACTAGATGATGCTGGAGCAGCAGCGACGGCTTCCTCTGCCTTACGAGTTTTAAAATCAGGTTTGTAAAGACCTTCACTCTCGTCCTCAAGATCCTCGTCTAAATGACGTGGAGCAGGACGACCTTGACCTAGAACATACTTCAATCTCTTTTCAAGAACATCATAAGATTTAAACTGGTCAGCAGCAGTGACAGCATTAAGTGAATACTGTTTCTTCCACAATGCTTCTAGTGCATCGTCATCTTCAAGTAGAGGTGATGGAGCATCGAACTCTGACTTGTCATAGTTCCAGTAACCATCCTTCTTGACGATCTTCAACTTGAAGTTTGCACCTTGCCAGAAGTCAAAAGGATTGATTGGAGTTTCATCCTCAAACTCTGGTTGCATTGCTTCCATAACCTTATCAAAAATTTTCTTACCATATTTGAATAAGAAAACCTTACCTTCATTCTGTGGATTGACTTGATCCTTAACAACATATATGTTGCTGTAATATGATAACTTACGCTTCTGTTTACGAACCGTATCCTTATCTGCTTCGTTACCACTGTTCCATAGTTCTCTGTTGTAATCAGAGACGGGATCTTTACCACCAGTAGTAGTTAAAGAGTTCTCGATATACCAACCACCAGGCCCTTGAAAGGCATGAGAATAAAGTTTTGCCCACGGAATGTCCTCACCATCAGGAGATGGAAGGAATCTGATAACAGCATAACCATTACCTGTTTTATCTAGTTCTGGTTTCCAGAGACGTTCATCTCCTCCTCCACCAGTAGTATTCATTTTCTCTACTTCCTTAACTAACTTTTGAGTTAAAGATCCTAGAGAGGATTGCTTTTTTAAATCAGCAAAAGACATTTAGATTACCTCGGATTAATTAGATTTGGCTTTTTTTATTTGTACTTTGTTACTTTATCAATCAACTTCATTCATGTCAAGTTGTTTCTTCATTACGTCAACCATCTGTGACATTTGAGAAAAGATGGAATTCATATCAACATTATCAGGGAGACCCATAATCGTAGCAGACTTCTGGATATCATCCTTCATCTTCCTTGCTTGTGGATCATCAGATAAACTCAAACGTGCATAAAGAATCGTTTGTTTCTTGATAAGTTTATCTAAAAGGTTTATATGGTAGGACTTATCTTCATCATTCATATAATGAAACTTCATGACATTAGAATAAACATCCTCTTGAAGTTCACTAATCTCTGCCATTTCAGCTCGGACTATTTCTGAATCGAAGAATGTCATTCACTACCCTCTTGCTCAACTACCTCTACTGTTCCAGTTTCACTTGGAGCAGTTTGACTGTCTGCAATTTGTTGCAAGACATCAATAGCACCAATGAGTTTGAGACGAGTCTCTTCAGTGGTGACAAGTTGTTGTTTTAAATTAGCAAGAACTTCTTCATTATTAAGAACTGCCATGAATTACTACCTCCTTTAGAATTTTTTTGTAACGGGGTACATTTATATTTAGGAAAGGTTTATATTTTTTAACCCTCCTACTGACGGTTTCCCACACAGGATCATTTAGATCCTTATCGAAATTTTTACCGTACCCAAATATTCTATCACATATTACCATACTTTCCAAGCTTATGCCACCACCCAAATATTTTCTTAATATAGGAGGGTGACCCTTACTACAATCAAATACCTCATCAACCTTATTATCTGTAAACAAATCCTCTGCCTCTTGTTTAAACACATATGATAATGACTGCACTTTCTTCTGCCAATCTTGATATCTACCTTCTCCTTCCTTTATCATCTCTCCTATCCATAATGATTCTGGATCAGAACAAGATGTAAAGTTAGCAACAAAAAATTCTTCTATTTCTTGATCAGTTTTCTGACGTGAAAACTTTTCAAACCAAAACCTATCCTTCCTCTTATAAAATGCTTGGTGTGTTGCTCTTGTCTTACCTCTATACTTCTGGTAGTCATAGTTATCTTTCGTGAAGTGATTCTTCATCGCAAGGTAACACTTATAGGCATCAAAGGGCATCATAAAAAAGTAATAGGGCGATTTTTTTGGCGGGAATTTTTTCCCACTTTTATGGAATCAAAAAACCAATTTCGCACGGCTAGTGCGTTTCAAAAAGTTTAACTCTTGTGCTTCGTATTTAATTTTTTCTTTGAGGGGTTTGGATATAAGTTTAGGAACTGACTCTAAATCAATAGCATTTAAGTCACAGAAGTAAACGATAGCATCAATGTAATTCATTTCAGAATGTGCATGCACTAGTTTCTCTATTTCTTGTGCAAATCTAGCAGGACAAAAGAACTTGTCCTTCAATGCTTTTTCTAGTTCATTCTCCATTCTCGGCCCCAGTATTGTGAGATACAAATTCTTTTATATAACGTACTAGAAGTTTAATATAATCCCCTTTGTTTCTTTTGTCAAATATTTTAACCTCACCACCAGGTGTTACCATGATAGTTATTAACTTCTTGACAGGAATTTTAGTTAGTTCGTAGTACGCAGATGCATAAAACATTTCCTGTACAAAATAGTTTTCCAACCACTTTTCAGGTTTAATTTTTGTTGATGTCTTAAAATCTATCACCGCTAATTCGCCTTCGTATTCAGCGATACAGTCCACTCTACCCGCAAGACCAAGGTATTCAGAGTAAAGAGTCCTTTCTATAGCGTGTATATTATTTATCTTGTCCAGATATGGTGCTGCATGATGAAACATGAACTGTGTTGCTGGTAGATAATCATCCCAGTTAAGTTCTTTATTCTCTAGGTATGCTTGTGCTGCCTCATGGAAATCAGTTCCACGAGCAGTTGCTTTCTTGGTAATCTTATTTGCTTCTTCTATACCAACTCTCTTTCTCCAGTCAATAAAAATCTGACGATTATAAAAGGAAGTTACTGAAGTAATAGAAGGAACCCACTGCCCACTAGGAAGTTCATACAACCTACAACCAGGAGTCTCTTTCTTTTTTAATTCAAGGTCACCTAAAAAATTACAATGGGTAAAACTCATAAACCAATTTCCAATTTAGCGAGGATGTATTCTTTAACTAGTCCTGATCTAACGATATCCTCTACACCAAATTCAATTACATCTACTGATGACATGATACGAAGAATTTGCATGAAATCTACAATACCATTTCTCTCATTAGTCTTAATTAAATCTGATTGAGATGCGTCTCCACAGAACATAATCTTTGATTGTGCTCCTACTCTTGTCATTATACTATCAAGTTCATGATAATTCAAGTTCTGGAATTCATCTACGATAACAATAGTCTTATCAAATGTAGTACCTCTTATGAATGATGTACTCCAGAAGTCAATAGTATCCTGTGCCTTAAGATTACCATAGAGCATATTAAAGTCTGCTTCTGATGGCATCTCAAACATATACTTTACCATATGTTTGTAAGGAATCTGATAGAGACAAGACTTATCATCATGGTCACCAGGTAGGAAACCAATCTCTCTAGTAGCAACAAGAGACCTTACAATATAAACTTTCTCATAAGGTGTTGATGGATCTAAAACATCTCTCAATGCATTGTATAAGGTAATGAATGTCTTACCTGTACCTGCGACACCATAAGCAACAAGGTTTTGATCTTTGGCATATGCCTCGAACAAAGACTTCTGATTATCTGTGAGGGGTTCTATGTCCCTCATCATGTCTGCATTAATTGGTTTTTTTCTTTTCATCTGCTTGGCCGTTAAACCTACACCGATAGGTTGATCTGCTTTCTTTTTACGTGGCATATTTAGAAACTGTAGTCACGATTTTTTCTAACATTAGCACCAGGTTGTTTAGATGCTCTGTCTAATATCTCATTCCATCCACTAGAGTTTGCCTCACCTTTCCATCCTTCTATCTCTTGACATGCAGCAACCCCTGCTTGCCAATCCTTATCCCACTCTGGGTTATCTTTTCTCCATTGATCATACTCTTTCATTGTCATGGAAAGTTCCTTCTTCTCTTTAGTTTCTTTATGAATGATTGGATATGTTGGCATAATAAGATAATTGCGTAGTTTTATTTAGACCCACTCTAGGGCTTCAGATACTGCAGGGAACTGCTCTACAAATATTTTCTTACACTCTGCAACAACATCCATGTGTTCTTTCTGTGTTCCATGTGCAGACCGTAGATTAATATAGTGAATCCATGAACGACATGAACCAGTCATGTATAATCTTGTAGGTGTTGCTAACGGGAGAACAAATCTCGCACACTCCTTCGCAATACCATTAGCGAGGAGTTCATTGTAGAGATCCATTGACGCAACGAAATGTTCTGCAATCTTTTCTTGAAGGTATTCCTTCTTATTTTTGGGGATATCATCGATTGAATTTTGTCTATTTTTTAAATCTTGACTGCGGAGATCAAACATAGGAATCTCATCTGCCAATAAATTAGTATCAGCATACCTTTGACTGAACTCTTGGAAAGTGAATGATCTATGGCGAAGTATTTGAGCACCAAGACCCCTTGTAGTTTCAATCTCCAAGGTCATGTGTGCTTGTTCAAATACACTCCAATGTCCGTGCCTAATACAATAACTTAAAAGACCAGAAAACTTTTCATTGTTCTGGTTCTTTGGGTTAGAAACTCTAGCAATATATGCCATCGTCTTTTCCGCATCGGGAGTAACACTTACAAGTTTAACTGTCATCGTCTTCGAAGACCTCATCGTATGAAAGTTCAGGTGCAGAGAAACCAGAATTTGTGTATGATTTTGGATCAGAGTAAACTTCTGATTCTAATTCATCAACAATTTCTTTAAGAGCTCTAACTAAAACTTTTAGTTTTGCTTTGTTCATTTGATTTCTTTTATCAATATTATAATACAAAAAAAGAGCAGGGT